TTCTCTTGTTAGATTACCTCCAAGAAGAGGCATGTTAGGATCTTCTACAAATGCTTTATAATCAAATTGACCAACATTAAATTCATATCCATCTGAATCTCTTATAAAACTTTTACGTGGCATAGTACCATCTGTCTTTCTTCTATAAGTTTGAAATCTTGGAAACTTCATAAAAGTTCCTTCAAAAGGAGTAGTTAAACTAAATTTTTCTGTTAAGAGTGGTGCTATCTGACTATTTATATCAAGTACATTCTTTCCACGACCTGGAGTATCAATTCCTGCTATATTTTTTCTTATTGTATTACCTCCAAATGTATTTGCAAATCCTTCATCACCTGATAAAATTAATGATGGACTATTAGTACGACCTAATAAAAAATTATGTTGATTAGCCATTTCACCACGTCCTCTAAAAGTAGCTAAGTTTGTAATTGGATCAACATTCATTAAACCAGCATTTACAACATAATCAGCTACAGGAGTATTTATATCTATATATTGGTATGAAGGTTCTTGTAAATAACTTACATTTTTTCCAAAAGGTTGGCTCATATAATAATTATTGCCAAATATATTTTTAGGAGTACTTGTTAATCTTTGAAATGAAGTAGCACCTTGTAATGGAACACCGCTAGCATAAAATCCATATTTACCATATGATCTTAGATTTTTTTCAAACTCATTAGTAAAATTATCTCTAAGACTCATTTCATATTGCCTATCCCAATTCATTGGTTGATTTCCAACTACAGGATTCCTTGCATTAAAAATAGGAATTCTAGGATCAGCAAATATTTCATTCATAAAAGGAGAAGGTTTTCCTTTTGTAAGTAATTCTATATAAAAGTCAGGATTTATTTCTTTTAAATCTACAGCCATATTAGCTGCATTTATAGCAAAATTCTTATCAACATTAAATTGTGAATAATTTTTTGCAAGATCAGCAAAATTACCTACAGGTTGAAAATCAGGTTGATTTATATTTGATATTACAGCTTTTTCATAATCTGTAAGATTTTTAAAATCAATTCCTTTTAAATTTAACTCATTAACTCCTATAAGTTGAGGATTAAAATCAAAAGTTTGATTTATTCCTCTAAGATCTAAATTACGATTATTAGTTCTAATAAATTTAAGTAAATCTGGTCTAATTGTTTTAGGTGTGTATTTAAGAGCATTTATACCGTATTTTACTAAACCTGCTTTCCCCCCTGGTTGAAGTTTAGGTAAAGATCCCCCGTACTTACCATCCTCTGTTAAAGCATCATATGTATTTTTGAGTCCTGAATAAAGAGCTACTAACGAATTACTTTTTTTAAGCCTATCTAAATTTTGTTGATTTTTACTATATATAATGCCTTGATTTTTATTTGAAGCAACAGCTTGATTTATTAAATCTTGCCTTTGTTGAGCTGCATAGTCAGCATCTGATATAATTTCCATTGGAGGAGCAGTTTGATTACTATATCCAGAAAATGTATCTGATGCATTTGGTGTAATGCCATAATCTATATCACCTCCATAATTTTTATTAACTATTAAACCTGATCCATCATAAGTATCATATCCATATGCGGCTTCATTTTGAGCATCTGGTCTAGGAACTCCAGGACCAAAAAATCTATCTATAAATGTATCTCCAAAATCTGTTTGATAACCTGACCATTGATTACCACTAGCAATATTTACTGTCATACCAGTTGCATCAGCTAATCTTTCGCCAGAATCACTTTGTCTACACATACCCATATAACATGTGATACCAGAAGGATCATCAAAAGTTTCATTAATTAATTCAGAAAATGTATCAGTAATACCAGGTGTTTGAGTATAATTAAAACCTTTTCTTTCTTCTTCACTTAACATTATTGGTCCAACTTTACCTGTACCATGTTGCATTATAATAATATCACCAGTAGGGCTTAAGTTTTTTATATCTTGAAAATATTCATTTGTTAGTCTTTCAGAACTTAAGTATTGTTGGCCTTGATCTTGTAGTTCTGATAATTTTATTTCATTTAATATATAGTTTCTATGATCTTCATTGTCAAATAGTGCATTATCTAATAATTTAAATGCTCCTTGATTAACGTTATAGTAATAGTCTTGATCCGAATATGTTAATGGTTGCAATTTTGCTACTAACTCTTTTTCTTCTTTTTCTAATCTTTTAAGCTTATTTTCTAATTCAATAATTTCTTTAGATTCTGGGTCATAGTCAGCTTCGTCATAACCCTCTAAACCTTTTCTTCTATTCCATAATTCTTGACTTATTGGTGATATTTGATTTTGTATTTCTTTTCTTTTTTCTCTTGTTTGTTTTAAATACGAATTTGCTTCATTTTCATCATAAAGAGTTTGATAAGCATCAGTATATTTAGTTTTAGGTAATCCTTTTGCAATCCAATTACCAGCTCCATATCTCTCGTTTAACTCAGGAATCATTCTTTCTAAGTCACTTGTAAAGTAACCATCTCTATCATTAGGATCATAATAAATTATTGCTTGATATTGCGGTTGACCTCCAGGAACACCTCTGCTAGAAGTAATAGCTACATCTGGATCTAACATAAATCCTAAGTCTTGCATTTCACCCACATAACCCTTTTGCGCTTTTGCTAATTTTTTGAGTTTTCTCGCCATAATAAATATAGTATACTACAATATACAAAAATAAAAAAAATAATCCTAGCAAACCCCCTACACATTATGGCACATCCAGTAATTACAAAAATTGTGTGCATGGCAATTTAGTTGGGTCCTACACTGCGGCTCCCCTACTTTGTCCTGGACCTTGTGTGCCCCCCTAACAAACAGGGAATAATAAAACTTTTTACTAATCCATAAAAAAATTAAACAAATGGAAAACAAAACTTACGTAGTTCAAAAGGAACTACACTTCAAATCAGTTGCTAAAAGCAAGAAAGCCGTAATCTTTTGTTCAAACCCAGTCAGCAAAGCTGACGTGGACAGAGTTAGTAAACTCCGTGAAAACAGACTTAACGGCAAAACTAATACAGGTGACACAACTATGCAGTTTGGTAAGCTAAAAGCCAGAGGCTTTAGTGCACTACCAAACTTTGGTGTTAACTACTTTGTCCCAATGGACGTGAGTAAACACAAGGCAAGTGACTTGCCTAAAGTTGGTGACACCTTTACACTAGACGTGGTTGTTACTGAACAAGAGGACGGTACTGTGGTTAACGCACGTCCTGTTATTAACCGCAAGACAAAGTCTGCAGTTACTAACTGTTTCTGGGCTTCACTTCCTAAAGCCTAACACCTAGGAGGATGACACGCAAGTGTCTCTTCCTTTTAAATTAATCACTATCATGCATACTTACCTGTCATGTTTGTGCAATATTGTTACGTTTGCAATAAAAAGCACAAAAGTTTGACAAAAAAATGCATTGTGTGTGTAAAAAACTGTGTGAGACATCTTATTTCCCACATTTGTCCACTTCTTACCACTTGACATTTACAGT